TCTTTAGTTGTGTATACAAGACTGTTACCTTCTTTCTTTAGAAGACCTTTTTCTTCTGCCAGGTCTACCAGTCCGCTATACGGATTCATACCTGTTTCATAAGGAATCTTTACTTGTACGCTTTCAAACGGTTTAGCATAACGAGTTTTCATAATCTTACAAGCGGCACGAATGCCCTTGACTTCTGAAATCTTGTTACCGTCTTCATCTTCTTTTAGCTTCAACTTACGCATAGCAACAACAATAGAGCTTGCATAGATAAAGCCCTGACCGCCACTAATCTTGTCGTCGGGATCAAACATATCTTGTGAAGCGTATGTGTGGTTAGTAGCAACTAGACCAATGTTTAGTGAACCAAACATGTTTACACAATTACGAACAAGTGCTGTAAGTGCTTTAGGTTTACGGCCCATGTCACCTTTTAGGTCACCTGCTTCAAACTGATTAACGTCTGTTGGAGTCAACAACATACCTAGTGAATCAAGTACAAACAAGACCTTAGGACGAGTCTCTTCTGGCATTGCTTTGTATTCTGCAACAAACTCTGTAATAGTTTTTGCTACATCGTCAATCATAGCCATGTTAAGTTTTAACAGCTTATCTTCTGCTGTGTCAACGCCCAAGGCCTTAAGCCAATCTTCGTCAAGTGCGTTTTCTGTGTCAATTAGAATTGGGTAGATACCCTGTGCTTGTGCTGCTTTGATAAGGTTGCCAGAACAAATATATGATTTGCCTGCACCACTTTCACCTGCAAACACAGTTACTTTACCCAGCGGAACACCTTTGTGGAAGTCGCCGCTGATTAGATAATTTAATGCGTAATTACCTGTGCTGACCCAATCAGTTGGATCATTAAAACCAATGCTAAGGCCTTCGATACTCTTAGTAATTGATTTTCTAAATTTTGAAATGTCAAATGCTTTTGCCAATTTATATCTCCTGTAGCGGTAAGAGAGTATGGGTGTTACCCCATACTCTATTGTTTATTATTAAGTCTTTTGACGGTTACGAATCATGGCAAGGATGTCTTGCGCACGACTAGCACTTTCGCCTGACGCTGCTGGAGCGGCTGCTGGCGCTGCCTTTGGAGCAGGTGCAGCTGGTTCTTCCCATGGAGCTTCTTCTTCTGCAACAGCTGGTGCAGTCGAAACAGCCTTAGCAGATGACTTAACTGGATCACCAGTAGCAGCACCCATGCCTGCTGGCTTGAAGTACTGGCCCCAACGTTCCATGTCATATGCTTCTCCGTCTACAGAAGCTTCAAACATTTCTTTCATAACCTTAAGCTCAACATCAGTTGGCTTCTTAGGTAGGAAGTCTGAAAGATTGAACAAACCAAACTGTTCAATTGCTGCTTTGTCTGCATCAGAAATAGCACGTTCACGACGACTCCACTTAGAAGTAGAATAGTCAGCAAAACCGCCTTTTGATGTCTTAGCAATGCGGAAGTCAACACCACGCATATAGTCAGTTGGCAACTCTTCCAACTCTGGATCCATTAGTGCTGAACGAATGATTTGATAGATTTGAGGTCCGATGATAAATCTACGGATTGGATTTTCCGGAGTCTTTTCCTCACGGATAGGATCTTCAACTACGAAACCTTGGAAGATGTAACTACGCTTCTTCCAGTACTTGCGACCCATTTCTTCTAGCGATTTGTCCTTGAACCAACCACGCACTTCTGAAAGAATAGGACAAACTGATCCGTCGTTGTACATTTCAACACAGGGAACCTGTACTTGAACTGGACGAGAATCTGCTTCACCTTTAATTCCAGCGAACGGCAATTTAATCATTGCTCGCTCAACCCAGAAGAAAGTATTGTTAGGATTGCCGTCAGGAAGTAAGCGAATTACCGCTTCTTTGCCTTCTTGCATATTCCAATGGGGATAAATTGCGTTGTCTCCACCGCCGGTGGATTGTCCTGTGGACTTTGATTGTGCTTCTTGAAGTTTCGCACGAATTTCTGCTAGTGTTGCCATTTTATAGCCTCCTTATGCCTTAATGTAAATGACTTTATATGCCTTTCGCATAACAACTATTATGCGCTTTTTATTTAGTAAAAGCAAACTATTTTTAGTCAAAAGTGATTAGATATTTTGCCAAAAGAAAAATCCACGTTAACCGTGGATTTCTCTATATTTTAACAATGCTAATTGTCTAGCTAAGAACAATCTCCATCGAATATATTCTGGAAGATCGTTATCGTCGTCTAGTTCTTCTAACTTTGGCCTACTGTAGCTTCTGTGTATCGAATCGTCAAATTCAATTTCAACTTCTACATCTTCCAATGCTAGAAGAACACTTCGACTAGGATTACTTCTTAGCAGGCTCGGCTTTTGCGTCTTTCTTAGCTGGCTCGCTTTTAGTGGCAGGGGCCTTAGCATCTTTAGCGGGTGCTGCTGGAGCAGACGCTGCTGGCTTGGCTTCTACCTTCTTTTCTTCCTTCTTAGCTGGTTCGGCTGCGAAAGCTGTAACTGCAAACATTGATGCGATTAGAGTTGCTACTAATTTCATAGTAATTTCCTTTTTGGTTAGCATAGACAAATGTTATCTATGTACATATATAACGCCGTAGGCTTTAATTTAGTTGACAAAAGAAAGGGCACCAAAGTGCCCAATCTAACTGCTACGAACAATCTTACATTCTTGCTAATTCTTTAATACGGGCTAATTCTGCTAACTCTGGATTTTGTTCTGTTGATTGTTGTGGTGCCATTCTTTCAACAAATTTACGAGCAACAGCTTCTGCCTGTTCACCAAACTTCTTGCCTACCATGGTGCAAACACCTTCTGGTCCTTTAGGGAATGTGCCTGACTCTTTGTCATAAAATGAGTGAATAAATTCTGCTAGTTCTTGAATGCCAGCTTGTTGTGGTTCAGCATTTTCTGAACTTTCTTTTTCTGCCTGGTCATCACCAAATCCTGCGGCTGCTGGTTCTTCTTCACCTTGTTCTTCGTCATCAACATAATCACCAAAGTCTAATTGGTCTAATGTTTCTGGTGCGTTTGATTCTAACCAATCTTTTACTAAGCCTCTTACACAGCTATCTGGATCTTCTTTAGCTTGATCTTTAATTTGTTTGAATAGTTGAGGATCTTCAATAATTCCTTTTAGGCTTTCAATAGCATTACTGCCATCTACACCTGCTGGAAAGTGTTGTTTAACTAGTTCTTGTAAATTTTGTAAAGCTGCTTTTTGTTCTTCTGGGTCTTGACTTGATATTGCGCTTTCTTCACCAAGCCCCATTACCCATGATTCAAATCTGTCAAAGTCGTCTTCGCTAACAATTACATCAGCTTCGTCGTTGTATGATTCTTGTGTGGTCATTGCGACTATGTCGTCATAGCCTATGGTGTTTCCTTCTTGCATTAATCTGTATAAAACAGGAAACACTGATTTAATATCTTCTTTGAAATTTTTAACTGTAAACTTTTCTGTAAAATCTTCAACAACTTCTTCTGGAATCTCTAGTTGTTCTCTAGCCTGGAAATTCTCTCTGTAAGCCTCGTAGTGACTTTGCTTTGATAAAGCCTTAATTTGTTCGCGTAAAGATTCTAATGCACTTGTAGATTTTTCAACAATTGAATTAGTTTCAAAATTCATTAAGTCGTTGCGAACAACATAGTTTGAAAAACTTTTTAGTTGAGCAATTTCTTCGCTCATTTGAATAATGCTCTTGCCCAACTCGTCGTAGGGTAAACCGCCATTGGCCACGTGGCGTTGCATAGCACGGGCACCTGCTAAATGAATGAAAGGATACTTGAATCTTTCACCGTCTTGGTTTTCAACAAACAGTGCGGAAATGTTTCTAGTTCTTGCGCCAGGTTGCTGATCATCTGTTAATGTTTTGCTGTGCTTGATGATTAATCTAGTGTCCATTAATTTCTGATAGCTTACAGTTTTGCTACCGTACATAGCACTTTCACTCATAATTTGTTCTCCGACTGGTTTTATTACTTGATCTGGTTTTTGTTTTTGAGGCTGATTGTGTTGGCTCAAAAATGCGTAATCTCTTTTATCTAAATTGTCTTTAGAAATATCTCTAGTGTCAAATGCCATTAACCTACGCTTAGAAAATTGACGTAATTCTTTTAAAAATCCGTACCAGTTATCTTTTTGATTTCCATCCATTGACTCTGTTATTCCAGAGCTAAAATAAACTTTCATAGAATTAGGTTCTGCTAGGCTAATACTAACGTGCCCAATTGGTGTTTCACCTTCCATGTAATCAAAGTCAAAGAATCTTGCTTCTTCTGGATTGATGGTGATTTGACCCGTTTCGTTGCCTAATTTTAGGCCCTGGAAACGACTCCTAATTTTATAAAATAAATCTGTAGCAATATTGTTTGTAGCATCCATAGTTATATTTATTCAAAATCCGCTGCTTACGAATATAGGCATTGGTAGTTGATCTTCAGTTAATTTGTCCGTCATTTTTTCGTAGATCTTAGGATCCCAATCGCTGAGTATTTCTGCCATTCTTATAATCAGCAGGGACGCAGCTACTAAGTCATCATGTTCGCCTGTTTTTGCACCGTAGCCTACACCGTGCGCTACGAAAGTTTTTAATTCTGAAATTAAAGGCTTGCTGTAAACCTTCATTTTTGCAGTTTCTAACATGTGTTTAAATTGACTACACGCGGCAATTTTAGTTTTGTGTGTAGTGTTAAAGCCCTTACGGAAACGTCTAACGTGTCCTTTTCTTATGGGCTCGCTTAGGAAAAGACCTGGTATGTTTTCCTCGCCCATGTTTTGAATACAGATTAGTGCTGATTCTCCCACAGTGTTGTTTTCTACAGAATAGTAGATCTGAGGATTTCCGCCTTTTTCTATGCCTCTGTCATGTATGTACTTGCAAATTTCTCTAAGATGTTTAGTTTGATTTTGTATTGGTGTTAAGTTGTGGCGCCACTCGGCTACCTGTTCCATGCTAGGCATTTCAAAAACTTCAATAGCTGCATAGTCCCCGCCGGTTCCCATACTTGGATCTAATGCTACTAGATAAGTTGCTCTAGGATCGATGTCTTTGTAAAATCTAGTCTGGCCCATAGTCATTACAGGCTCAACACCTTTCATGTCTGCTAGCTTTACAGCATTGATCAGTGTTTCGTCAAAGATTAGGAATTCGCAATCAAATTCACGACGAAAGCGTTCGTCTCCAATTTTTGCACGTTCTGTTTGTGCCCACTTTTCGTCACGATCTGGATGTTCGTTCCAATGTGCAAAATAAGGAAAGAATCCGTTTAGTCCCAGTTCTTGTTCGTTGCCGTACTCATCAAACCTATTATTTGCTTCAGTCCAAATCATAGCAAACTGGTCTTCGTCGGAGTTTGGCGTCGATGTAATAATAGCACGACCACCTGTTGATAATGTTGGAGATAACGCAGTCCAGAACTCTTTGGCTTTTTCTGGCGGCTGTACGAATGCAAACTCGTCACAGTAAATTAGCGATAGTGATTTACCACGACCTGTGTTTTCAGTGGTTGTGGTTGCTTGTATACGTGATCCATTGTCGTATTCAATGGTATTTCTGTTATATGAATAAACACCTGCACGAATAAAGTCTGGCAGGTTTTCGTAACCAAAACGGTAACGATTCATAATATCCTGCGCACCTTCGTATTTGTGTGCTGCAATTAGAATCTGTGATTCAGGAACAAATTGTGTAAACCATAAAAGATATCCTACGGCACAGGTTGTTTTACCCATCTGACGCGGTAACATAGCAATCACGTCTTTGTGATTATGATAAGCATCAATTAATCTAACTTGATAATCATAGGGAACAAAAGGAATTGAACCTCTAGTGGGATGTTGTATCTTTAAAAAGTTCCTCATGAAGTATTCTGGCCCAGTGACTGGGTGCATACATTCTTCAAGGTGCTTAACTTCCTCTAACGTGTATCGTTGGGGAGCATGAGCTTTCTTAATTAAATTACCGTCAAGACTTTTTGCCATACTATTATTTACTGAAAAAAATAGGGCCTCACGGCCCTATTTGGTCCTAATTAAATTTAAGCTAACGTTAATGAAGTTGCAGCAGAAACATCTGTACCTGTAACATCAATACTGTTAGGTCCTACAGCAGTACCTAAATTTCTAATTCTAGTTTGAATATCCGCAGCAGAAGCGTTCTTGTCCATAATTACATAGATTAAACCTGTTGCAGCATCTACAACAAAAAATGCTAAAGGATTTAATTCTTTTACAATGTGCTCAACTGCTTCGTTAACAGCATCATCTTCTGCACGTAGGTCTCTATTTGAATTAGCTGCATTTTGCACTTGAATTACAAATGCTGTGCAGTTGTCAGTATACAATGTACCAACTGTATTTCTTAAACCATTTACTCTAGTAACTGATGCCATTATTTGACTCCTTTAGCTTCGTTCAATCTCTTTAATAATTCTGCACGAATTTGTGAACGAAGATCTGTGCTTTCTGTTTTTTGCATTGGATTGTCACCGCCTGCAACCTTAGGATATGTACCCTTTGGCTTATTTAAATCGTTTCCGTCTGGAACAGCAGCATCCATGCCCTTATACTCAACATCGTCGTGGCCTGTTAAACCATTAGCCCACTCGTCTTTCTTTTCTTTTTCTTCGTCGTCGTCTTCTTCATCATCATCGGCATCCATATCTTTGTCACCGTCGCCGTCCATGTCTCCTATAGACTTTTGAATGATGTCAATCTTATTGTCTGCATCGTTGTCGCTTGGGCCACCAAAATTGTCTGCATCTGGCTCTGGATGATCACCTTCTGGCTCGCTGTCTAAGTCGGGTAACATCTTTAACGGACCTGCATCTAAGTTACCTAGGTCTCCAATTCCCGGCATCGGAGGCTTGATGCTCATAATGCTCGGCTCTGGGCTTAGGCTTGGCAATGGAGGCATAGCTGGCTTTTCCATTTCTGGATTAACTTTAGCCACTAACTTCATGATCTGCTCGATGTTATCCATGCCCTGTGCATTTAGATTAATACTTAAACTAGGATGTGCCGGAGGTGGTTGGTCCATAGGAGGCTGAGCTCCCATAGTGCTCATACTAGGAGGAGGCATGCCGCACTCTTCACCTACTGGCTGATCCAGTTGTTGCATCTTTGCTAATAATTGTTGAAAATCCATTTAATTAACTCCCCATGGCGCTTTTTGCACCGGCTTTATCTTGTTTAGCTTTAGGAAGTTTATATTCGCCTCTGCCATCTTCCTTAGCCTTGTCTTTGGCTGCTTTGCTTAAATCTTTTAAGAAACTCTTATTAAAGTCGTCACCGAAATAATCTTTAACTTTGACCTTGTCTGTATATTCTGGTTCTTCTAAAATAGATTC